AACTCCCGTAGATACTAACGAATTAGTTAGAATCGTAAACCAATTTTTAGGACAAGGAGAACAAATCAGTTCAGATTTGACAACCGTAACTAATGGTGTTTACAAAAAATTCGGAGCAATTGATAAAGTAACTAACAGAACTGAAATAGTAACTTCTGGAATATGGAGTGGGGATACTGGTTCATTAACCGAATTTTATACATCATCTACACAAGTAAACTCTGTAAGTGGTAAATATTATTTAGATATTTACAATGCAGATGTATCATCCGATGCAGCAGAGGTTCAATTCTCAATTGCATATGGGGATGCTAACGGAAACGGAGCACCTACATTGACGCAGAATGATGATTCTAACTTACAAACTACTGCGGTTTACAACCAATTTAAAAATGTATTGTTAAGTTCTGGTGATAGATACTTTACAGATTACGCAGGAAATGATATGATTTCATTCTATGCAATCAATGTAAACAGAGCAAGGTATAAGGAAAAATTAGACCCAGGTAACATTTCAATAACTTTATCAGGTTCAGTTGGAACTGTAACATTGATTGATAATAGTGGTGGAACTGATGAGAATGTAACAACTGCGGGTAGAGTTTATTATTTAGCAAGTGGTTCATTAAATATTGGAAATGCATTAACTGCATCAATCAATACTTATACTGCTTCTAACGGAGCAGGATTTGGTTTATTCTATCCTGATATGGGTGTTATTTTATTAAACCCATCTGCATTATCTGCATCGGTTCAAGGTAACTTAATGGCAGCATCAGGTACAACAACATCTAAATATCACCAATCTAGTTCAATTGCAGGAGCATCTGGTTCATTGAAATTATATGATTCATTAAAAGGTGGTGCTGACTTCCAAGCAAGAAGAACAGAGAATGTTTCTACATCACACTATTTTGTAAGAGCAAATAACAGAGAGTTTAACTTCTCTAACAATCCTACATTCGTAAGTGGTTCAACAGGAGTATTTGTTCAATCATTATTCGAAAGAGACCCTCGTGTTTATATTACAACCGTAGGTTTATACGATGATGCTAACGAATTATTAGCAGTAGCAAAAACTTCAAAACCAATTGAAAAATCATTTGATAAAGAAGTAGCAATAAAAGTAAAGTTAGATTTCTAAAAAGAGAATAACTTATAAACTACTAACCCACCTTTTGGTGGGTTTTTAGTTTTGTGATATTTATTAGTGATATGTTAAAAAGAATTCCTAAATCAGATATTAGTATAAGACCTTTTAAGGCCTACAAAGAGTGGAGCTTTGATAGTGGTTCTAATGAAATTGCTTTATTAGAAGCAAATATATCATCATCGGAATTATCAAATGGACATCCTAAAAACTCTATATATGGTCAATTAAAAGCACAATTCTATAATGGTAATGAAAATAATCCATTTTCAAGAGTTGGAGCAGCTGGATTAACGTACAATAATGTTGATTTAACAAAAGATAGATTTTTAAGTGGAAGTGCGAAAGTAATATCAATTCCAAATTCATATGTAGGTGAAGGTATTAAAAAAGGAACTGTTAGATTTACGGATGGATATAAAACATATGGAGATGATGGGTATGGTAATTTAGTAGCATTAGAAGGAGATACTCTATCAGTTGGGTATATGGGTATTCCATTATCCGATAGCATTGCATCACAAGGATATTTGTATTTTGTAGATATAGCAAACGAAATATATAGTGCTTCTATCGATGAATATGATATTAGTAGTGGTTTAATAGATTTAGTATATGAAGGTGAATCTTACCCAAACCTTGAAGTTATATCTTTTAATTTAGAAGGGGAGACGGAAATTGATAATGGTATTATGGTTGTCAATAACGTTCCATTTTTAGGAGCAGGTGGAACTAATAGAATTGGTAATGTATTTTACAATCAAGGAATTGTAACCATAACAAGAAATTCAAATTCCTATTTAACAGGTAGTTGGGGTTTAACATACAAATCAACTCAAACAATATACGAAAACGAATATCTTTTAATTGTTAATCAAGATGAATTTAATGTTTCTCAAAATCCATCTGCAATAAATTTGGTAGGGCAAGAAACTGGTTCAATTATAGATACATTAGGAAAAACAGTAAAAACTATTACAAATCCAGGTGTAAAATATATTAAAAAATTAACTACATTAGAAAATGGTAACGTTTTAGATTTTAGATACACATCATCGGTAAGTTCTTCTACGCATTTTGCAGGATTTGAACATTACGATTTAAGTGGTTCAGTAGATAGTACAGGTTCTTTCTTAGCACCGTTTATTACTACAATTGGGTTATATGATGATGAAATAAATTTAGTGGCAGTTGCCAAACTACCACAACCAATAAAATCGGAACCTGATATTCCTGTAAATTTTATTGTACGTTTTGATACATAAATGATATTTATATATAAACAAAAGAAAATATGTCAAAGATTTTAGAATTATACGAAGCAGCAAAAGATGCACCCGGATTGGATAACCCACAACCTAAAATAATTGTAGGTAATGGCGCGAAAGACAAAACTCCATATTCATTGGGTAATGGATATGCCGGTAAAAAGGATATTGATGAAGAAGGGCTAAAAGCAGTTGAAACTCGTACTGGTGATAGATACCAAGTAGGTGCATTCGGTGGAGGATATCCAAATGCAAAAGGGTTTACTGATAAAAAGAAATATTCAGATTCAGTAGTTAGAAAATAATTTAATGGCTAAAAAAGTTACATTAAAAAAACCAACCAAAAAAGGTTGGGTGGCAAGGAAGCATGGTTTCAAATCAGGCTTAGAAGAATCAATTTCTAATCAAATAGATAGTAAAGGTATAACCGTTGAGTATGAATCCGAAAAGATTCCGTATATTATACCTGCGTCTAAACATACATACAATCCAGATTTCAAATTACCAAATGGTATATTTGTAGAAACAAAAGGTAGGTTTGTTCCTGCCGATAGAAAAAAACATCTGTTGATAAAGGAACAACATCCTGAATTGGATATTAGATTTGTATTTACATCATCAAAGAACAAAATCAGTAAAGCATCTAAAACATCATATGCAGATTGGTGTGATAAAAACGGATACAAATACGCAGATAAGTTCATTCCAGACGAATGGTTTAACGAATAGCTTGGAATTTTCAATTTTTATTCGTATATTTACATTGTGTTGAATAGTACAGATAAAAATAAAGTAACAAATGCGTTGTCTACATCGTTAGGTAGTTATTCCGTCTTACGGGGTAATGAGTTGGCATTCTACTGCCCTTTCTGCAATCATCACAAACAAAAACTCCAAGTCAATTTAGAATCACAGAAATGGCATTGTTGGACTTGTAATAGTGGGGGTAAGAAACTCACATCTTTATTAAAGAAATTAGATGTAGATAGAAAAACTATCTCAATGGTTAGAGAAATCTACGGAGATAGTAATTACAACCCACAAACGGAAGATGCTGACACAAAGGTATTCATTCAGTTACCAAAAGAGTTTATTTCATTAGCAGAAGAACCAAAAGGTTTTAATCCTGAATATAAGAACGCATTATATTACCTTACAGAGAGAGGTATTACGATGAAACAGATTATTAAATATAACATTGGTTATTGTAAAGATGGGTTGTATGCAAGAAGAGTAATTATCCCATCTTACAATTGTGATGGTTCATTAAACTACTTTGTATCTCGTTCTTATTATGTAGATGAGAAAATGAAGTACAAAAATCCACCAATTAGTAAGAATGTAATTTGTTTTGAATCACAGGTGGATTGGAATGAACCTATTATATTATGTGAGGGAGTATTTGATGCTATTACAATCAGAAGAAACGCAATTCCCCTTTTGGGTAAGTTTCCATCAAAGTTGTTGATTGAGAAAATCTTTATGAGTGGTGTTAGTGATATTGTTATTTCATTAGATAATGATGCTAAAACAGAAGCATTGAGAGTATCAGAGTATCTTCGTAAGCAAGGTATAAATGTTCGGTTTATGGATTTGAAAGATAAGGATGCTGCCGATATGGGGTATGAAAAGTTTTATGAAGAGTTAAATAATACAAAAGAGTTTGGGGTAGAAGATTTGTTATTAAGCAAGATTAGTAGTTTATGAGTTTAAAAAAGATTTACCACATTGCCGATGTGCATATCCGTAATGTGAAAAGACACAATGAGTATCGTCAAGTATTTGAAAAAATGTTTGATGAAATTCGTAAAAGAGGAACAGAAGATTCAATCATTTATTTAGCAGGGGATATTGCCCATGCCAAATTAGAAATGTCTCCTGAATTATTAAAGGAGATTAGTTGGTTATTTACCGAATGTTCTAAATTATGTGATACTATCCTTATTACAGGTAATCACGATTGTAATATGAATAATTTGGATAGATTGGATGTTCTTACTCCAATTGTAGAAGCTCTAAACCTACCAAACTTTCATTATTTGAGGGATACGCAGGTTTACTCTATTGGTGGAGTAGATTTCGGTGTATTCAGTATTTTTGATGATAAAAAGAATTGGCCAAACGCAGATACTTTATTTGGAAACAAAAAGATTGCTTTATTTCACGGACCAGTTGATAATTCTCAAACCGATATTGGATATGTAGTATCTTCTCGTCATTTTACAACCGAAATGTTTGATGGGTATGATTTGGCACTTTTGGGAGATATTCACAAACGACAAGAGATGATTTCTCCGAAAGGTTGTAAGGTAGTTTATGCAGGTTCATTGGTTCAACAAAACTTTGGTGAAACATTGGATAAGCATGGGTTTTTAGTTTGGGATTTGGATACAATGTCTTATGAAGAGGTTGATATTCAAAATGATTATGGCTACTATACATTAGATATTGATAAGGGTGTAGTTCCTGTGGTAAGTAATATGCCTAAACACCCTCGTTTAAGAGTTCGTTTATCTAATACCGATACTGCGGATACTAAAAAAGTAATTACTGAAATAAAAATGAGATATGGTGTTGATGATTTTACAATTATCAGAACAGACTCACTTGCCAAATCTAAAACAGGAAACAGAGATAATAAATTAGATTTTGAAGATGTATCGGATGTAAATTATCAGAACTCACTATTAAAAGAATATGTTGAGAGAATGATGCCTTTTACAACACCAGATGATATTGCGGGTTTATATGAAATCAATCAAGATATAAACAGTAGAATAGCACATGATGATATTCAAAGAAATATCAATTGGAAACCTGTTAAATTCACATTCTCAAATATGTTCTCTTATGGTGAGAACAACAAAATCGATTTTACCAAAGTTGGTGGGTTGATGGGATTGTTTGCACCAAATGCAACTGGCAAATCTTCTTTATTTGATGCAATCTCATTCTGTTTATACGATAAGTGTAGTAGAGCATTTAAAGCATCAAACATTCTAAACAATCGTAAATCAGATTTTGATTGCCAATTACATTTCCAAGTCAATGGTGTAGATTATCACATCAAAAGAACTGCCAAAACGATTAACAAAGGAAAGAATGTTAAAGTAGATGTGCAGTTTTGGAGAGATGATGCAGGACGTGTTACAATATTAAATGGAACTGAAAGAAGAGACACAAATCAAATTATCGAACAATATGTTGGTAAGTATGAGGATTTTGTATTAACGGCATTATCATTGCAAGGTAATAACTCAATTTTTATTGACAAATCTCAATCAGAAAGAAAAGATTTGTTAGCACAATTTATGGGATTAAATGTATTCGATAAATTATACGAAACTGCAACGGAAGATATTAAAGAAGTTTCTGTGTTAATTAAAAACTTTAAGAAAACAGATTTTACAACAGAACTTGCTGAAAAAGGAATTGAGTTAAAAGATAAAAGAGAAGAACTTAAAGGATTAGAAAAAACATTAGAAAGTAGAACTATCGATGTAGCAGATATATCTGAAAGAATATTAGGATTGACAAAAGAGTTAGTTCCAATAGATGGTAATTTGGATATAGATGAATTAAACACAAATAAATCTAAACTAGAAACTACATTAAATACATACACTTCATCTTTCGAAACAAAAGAAACAACGATTGAAAACTACAAAGTATTACTTGCAGAAGTTTCACAATCAATGGAAGATAAAAAGAAATTTTATCTTTCAGAAGACGATTTTATTAGTATTGAAGATGCTAACTCAAATTATATTCAATCGGAAAAAGATTTTAATGAAGCGGATACTAAATACCAAGTATTAAAACAAAAGATTACAGGTATTGAAGATAAACTTGCTCATTTAGAAAAACATGAATATGACCCTAATTGCAAATTCTGTTGTGATAACGTATTCGTAAAAGATGCCTTAAAAGCAAAAGAAGAGTTAGAGGGATTGGAAAATGATTTAGATTATAGTTCAGATGATGTAAATGGTTGTTTACATTCAATGCAAATGTTTGAGGGAGCAAAAGAACAATATGATGAGTTACAAACATTAAAATCTAAATACCAAAAAGGTCAATCTACAATTGAAACAGAGCAAGCTCAACTAAATGGTTTAACAACTAAAATTGAATTAACAAAGCATCAGTTAGAAACTGTTGTGGTAAATATTCGTAAGTATTATGAGAATGAGGAGATAATCAAACGAAATAAACAGATAGAAATTTTGGTAAACGGAATGCAAAGAACCAAAAAAGAAATCGAAGATGAAATCGTTGCAACTAATAAGAAGATTAGTAGTGTGAATGGTTCTATTTCTTCAATAGTTGCCTTTGTAGAGGAGATAAAGAGGAAGATGAATGAAGTTAAGGACTTAGAGGAAAAGAATCGTTTATACACCTACTATTTGGATTCTGTAAAGAGAGATGGAATACCTTATGAGTTGATTTCTAAAGCTCTACCTGTAATTGAGAATGAAATAAATAACATTTTAGGACAAGTAGTTGATTTTGGTATTGTAATGGATGTAGATGGTAAATCTATCAACGCTAAAATCGTTTATGATGACCAGGAATGGCCATTGGAGATGTGTAGTGGTATGGAAAAGTTTGTTAGTGGATTGGCAATTAGAGTTGCTCTTATTAACATATGTAACCTACCTCGTCCAAACTTTTTAGTAATTGATGAAGGATTTGGTACATTGGATTCTGATAATCTATCTTCACTATTTATGATGATGCAATATTTAAAGACACAGTTTGACTTTATTTGGATGATTTCTCATTTAGATGCTATGAGAGATATTGTAGATGGTTTAATTGAAATTAAAAAAGAAAACGGATATAGTAAAATAGACTTCTAATGGAAAGTGTAGAAAATTACAGAAATAACGGATACATTTATGGTAAGTTGGAAGATTATTCCGATTTAATAGATTTGCATTCATTTAAAGAAATAAAAAATTATATTGATAATACTAACTTTGTAAGACATTCAAAATATGAATATGTATTTAAATACAATCAATGCTCATATATAGAAGAAATAGAATATGATAATTATTTAAAGCGTGATAATGATTTAAATACTATTGATTATGTTTATAATATGGCACATCGTTACCAATTAAAAAAAATTGAAGAATGTGGATATTATCCAACTTGGATATATGGTTTATCTATGGATGAAAACATTACGAATAAATTACATAGTAGTACGGTGAAAGATTTTCAAGAAAAATTTGTAAAAAAATATTATCCAGAAAAAACATTTAATAAATTTAATAAAGCAACTAGACTACAATTTTACGATGAAGGGTGTGAAATAAAATTACACGATGATGGGCAACCTGAAAATAGAATATGTGTATTTTTATATTTTTTAAATAATGAATGGGAAGAAACGAACGGTGGGCATTTAATATTACACGACTTAAATGGGAATGATATTAAAGTAAATCCTGTTTTTCCAAACTTTGTAGTATTAGATTCTGATAAAAATTTGTTTCATGAGCTTGAAAAAGTAAAAAATGGAATTAAATATAATATAGTATCATTTTACTCATATGGAGATTAAAATGTTTTAATCTTATCCGCTTTCAACACAGAAGATTGTGGTTTAGTTACTCCAACGTGTTTCTTAATTAGATTCTCAACTAAACTACCCATTTTGAACCCATGTTCTTCACAATATTCTTTGAGAAGTTCGTGGGTTTCTTTTTTTATTTGTAACATTGCGTATTTCATACTTTTAGTTTTATTTAGTAATTATTAGTTTTCTAAAAATAAATATCATACTTTCATTTTTTAAGATATTTATGATAAAACCTTATTTTCTAACAATTTAGATAGAGTACCTGTATTAATAACGGATACGGATACTAATAGTAAATATTTTAAAGTAACCGAATTACCTGAAACATTGACAGGTGGTAAAAACGCATTTTTAATTCAAGGTTCTGAATTTTTAGTTGAAGATACAATTATAAAAATTGAAATAAAAGATGCTAATGGTGATATTATATATCATGAACCAGGAGAAGGTATAGTTTCGGCATCCGTAGGTGGTGAACCCATTGTTACAGAATATTACGAAGGTACATCAAAAGTAGTTGCGGTTTACATATATCCAAATAAAACATTTGATGTAAATGGCAATCCATTAGATGGAACTGCATTTGGACCTGCTACGATTACAATATTAGGTGAGGTAAAAGAATACGAATCAAATGGATTACGATTACCAATACCACCACAATGGGAAGGTCAATATAATGTAAAGTGGACAAGAACAGTAAATGTAAATCCCTCATTACCCAATACTACAAAAATTAGGTTTTATAAAAGACCTACCGCTAACATAAAAGAATTATTACAACCATTATATAGTATCGATACTAATACTGGATTAAAAGTAGATTCTGGTATAAGTCAATCATTTGCTCAAATTAATCTAACAAATTTAGAAACATTTGCAGGAGATGTAAAAAGAGTAAAAGTATTTAGAACTTCACAAGGAGATATTTCTGATTATGATTTGATACAAGATGTTTTGTTAGAATCAAAAGAATTATTAACTACATTTGGATTAAGTGGTAGTGTAATTGGAGAAACGGGTATATTCACCGGAGAAACTTTAAGTAATTATTGGATTACTGGTTCTTTAACCGCATCATTAACAAACGATATAGTTGAAAACGGATTAAAATTAAGTGGTAGTGGTATATTGAGATATACTCAATCATTGGATATAAATTCTTCAAACACATATGAATTAAATTTAGATGCATTTTATTCTGGTACAGTAGATAGTAATTTAGGTATTTATTTAAACCAAATTACAACATCAGGAGATGGTATAACTCCTTTGATAATTTCAAGTAGTATTGGAACTTTGTACGGAACTCAACCTACAAAAAATTTATTAGATACAGTTATTCCATTTAAACTAGATAGAAATTATCCATCTGCTTCTTTATATTTTTCTCAATCAAACAGAGAATGGCATTTGGGAAATATCAGTTTAAAATTATCACAAGATACTGCATTTTCGCCAGATAGTGTTTCGTTTATCACAACGATGCCAACTATATTGGGAAATGATGTATTCAATTTTAAATTTGAGTTTTACGATTTAAATAATAATTATGTTCCGGTATTCGTAACTCAAAGTGCAACATTTGTTGGAGCACCTCTTAATACAGGCGCATTAGTAAGTGCATCCCTTTCACAATCATTAGATGCTCTTTATAAAGTATCATCATCTATTAGTGGAACGATGACTACATACAGTTCTTCTGCAAGCAGTAGTATTTTAACATTAAGTGGTTCGGTAAGTACATCTGTATTGTTATTAACTGGTTCAATTAGTTCATCATTATCATCTTCATTTGGATTTACAAGTGGTTCAATTTTTACATTAAGTGGTTCTGTATCTTCTTCACAAGCAGCGTTAAGTGCATCTATAAGTAGAAGTGTTTATAATTCATTAACTGCTTCATTTACAAGAGTACAACAGTTAGCAGATGGTAATTATAGTGGTTCATTTATAAGTGGTAATATAATTTATGCACCCGTAATAGGTGGACAGTTGGGATATTTTAGTACCTTATTTAAAGTTGGACAATCTCCTAATTCAATTTATTTAGATGCAAGACAAACACCAAGAAAAATATTCATAGGAGGTATAGTTCCGGCTGGTGACAGTGAATCTTCGGGAGCATATAATAATTCAAATACATCTGTTTATTTGGATAGTTCAGGACAATTTTCATTAGGTAATAAATTGTCGTATGATGGGGCAAATCTATCAGTAAACGGAACTATAAATGTGACAGGTGGTAATGCTGCAACTGATGCAAATGCTGCATTATATGCGGCAAGAGCAGCTGCTTCGGCATCCGTATCCGCAAGTGCTGCACAATCAAACGCAGCAAGTGATGCAACTACAAAGGCAAATATTGCAATAACAACGAGTGCAATATCGGCATCAAATGCAGCACTTTCTGCGTCTGCGGCATTTCAAAACGCAAAAGCAGTTGCGGATGCAATTGCAAACGGAACTTATAGTGGTGGAACTTTAATTAGTGCTACAAGTATTATATCACCTGTTATCGCGGGGGCAAACGGTTATATATCACAGACATTAAAAGTTGGAGATGGTGGTATTACATTAAATGGTGCAGCCAAAGCAATTTATATTGGTTCGGGTAACTATGGTCAGGCTAATACTGCATTTTATGTAGATAGTACTAACCGTTTTTCATTAGGTAATAAATTAACATTTGATACAAGTGGTAATTTAACTGTAACTGGTGAAATTAATGCGGGTGGTGGAACTTTTAGTGGAAATATACTTGCAACTGGAAATATCTCAGGTGGAACTATAAGTGGTGCAACTTTATCAGGTGCTACGGGAACATTTACAGGAGAAATAACTGCAAATAGTGGTTTAATTGGAGGATGGACAATCGGTGATAATAAAATATATGTTCCGAGTGCAATTACTTTGGATGCCGGTGGTGGAGTAGGTGGTAAAAACATAACTTTCTTTGATGCAAGTGGTGTTGGACGTATATTTATAAAACAAGCTACGGAATTTGCATCACGTGTTGGCACAGGGGGTCTTGCAAATCAAACTGCCGGATTTCTTAATACCGGTGCATCTGGAAATACTGTAACAAGAACTGTTGGTGGAACGTTTGTAGCAGAAACGAGTAAAACCTATGTTGTATCCGTTATTGTTCAAAATTCAGATGGCAATAGTGCAATGACAACTGCAAATGCATATAATTTAGATGCATACAATGATTTGTACTTAGAAACGGTAGGAGGCCCGAACGCTGGTACAAGAAGAAGCATACTTAGTGTGCAAGCAAGTTTAACCGCTACTGGTGAGTTTGGTGAAAGTTTTATTAATGGTACTACATGGACTTCGGTAGATGGAAGAACTGCACAAATAACGGTAAATGGAACTGGTGAAACTTATAAAGTTGTTCAGGTTTTTAATTGGAATCAAGGAGGAAACCCCGCTGTCTTATATAACTATTCTATGGTAGGGGTTAGATGGGATTCGGTTGTAGTAAGTTCATTTGTTGAAATTATAGCAGGTGGTATCCAAGTAGCAAGAAATTCCGATGCGTTTGTAAAAATGGCCAGAGAAGGAACTGAGCCTATGTTACAGGTTGGTGGTGAAGGAACATTTACAGGCGATGTAACTGCAAATACTTCATCGGACATTAGATTAAAAGAAAATATTGTCAAAATACCAAATGCATTAGATAAAGTGCAAAAAATATCAGGCAATACATTTGAATGGAAACTTGGATTTGATGAAATTCATTCTAAAACAGGTAATGATGTGGGTGTAATTGCACAAGAAATTGAAAATGTATTACCTAATATTGTAATTACAAGAAAAAATGGATATAAGGGTGTTCAATATGAAAAATTGGTAGCTTTACTAATTGAAGCAATTAAAGAATTAAAAATAGAGGTTGACGAATTAAAGAATAGATAATGGCATTACAATCATCAGGAGCAATCAAAATGTCGCAAATAAAAGCTGCAACGAATCCATCATCGAATTCATTGAGAGCATATAATGTTGTGGCAAAAGCAGGAACTGGTAATACTAAATTTGATGCT